AGTTGACCCCCTCCACCCGCGAGGCTGCGCGCCGCATCGGCGTCACCGAAGCTGCGCTGCGCAAGGCCGAGCAGACCAGCCGCATCGCCCGCGAGCCGGACGGCCAGTGGGACATCGACAAGACCCGCCGCCGCCTGGTCGAAACCGCGGACCCGGTCCGCTCGCCACTCGCCACTGGCGGCGGAGGCGGCGGCGCGGAGGGCACGCCCTTCGCCCGGCTGAAAGTCGCGCAGCTCGCCCTCAAGGTCGAGGCACAGCGGCTCGCGCTCGACGAGAACAAGCGCCGGCTGCTCGACGTCACCGAGGCGAACGCCGCGCTCGATGAGATCGGCAGCACCATGCGCGACGCGCTGCTGAACTGGCCGGCGCGTGTCTCCGGCCTGATCGCCGCCGAGCTCGGCGTCGACCCGCATCTGCTGCAGACCATCCTGCAGAGTCACATCAACGACCTGTTGACGGAGGCGGCCGATCGCTTCGATCCCGCAGGCCTCGGAGGGGACCGGCCTCCGTAGCCGTGAGCATGTGCGCCGTCGCGTCGGCGCTATGCTCCGGCCGCCGCCGCAGCTCACCGTGTCGGAATGGGCCGAGCGGCATCGCATGCTCGGCAGCCGCGCCTCCGCGGAGCCCGGCCCCTGGCGCACCAGCCGCACGCCATATCTGAAGGACGTGATGGACGCGCTCTCGGCGGTGCATCCCGCCCGGCGCGTCGTGTTCATGAAGGGCGCGCAGGTCGGCGCCACGGAGAGCGGAAACAACTGGCTCGGCTACATCATGAACCATGTGCCGGCACCGGCACTGGCGGTGCAGCCGACCGTGGAACTGGCCAAGCGCTTCTCCCGCCAGCGCATCGACCCGCTGCTGGAGGAAACACCGGCGCTGCGGGAGCGGGTTGCCCCGGCGCGGGCTCGCGACAGCGGCAACACCATGCTGTCGAAGGAATTCCCCGGCGGCATCCTGGTTCTGACGGGCGCGAATAGTGCGGTCGGGCTGCGCTCGATGACGGCGCGGTTCCTGTTTCTCGACGAGGTGGACGCCTATCCCGGCGACGTCGCCGACGAGGGTGATCCGATCGCGCTCGCCGAGGCCCGCGCCCGCACCTTCGGCTGGCGCCGCAAGGCGTTCCTGGTCTCGACGCCGACCATCGCCGGCCGCAGCCGCATCGAGCGGGAGTATCTGGCCAGCGACCAGCGGCGGTTCTTCGTGCCGTGCCCCGAATGCGGGGAGATGCAGTGGCTGCGCTTCGAGCGGCTGCTCTGGGACAAGGGTGCGCCCGAGACGGCGCGGTATCATTGCACGGCCTGCGACCACCCGATGCAGGAGCACGACAAGACCGCCCTGCTCGGCGGCGGCGAATGGCGCGCGACGGCCGAGGGCCAGGATCCGCACACGATCGGCTTCCACATCTCGGCGCTCTACTCGCCGGTGGGCTGGCTGTCCTGGGCGCAGATCGCCCGCGATTGGGAAGCCGCCCAGGGCAAGCCCGAGGACATCAAGACCTTCAAGAATACGGTTCTGGGCGAGACTTGGCAGGAGCAGGGCGAGGCGCCGGACTGGGAGCGCCTGGTCGAGCGCCGCGAGGATTTTGCGATGGGCGTGGCGCCTGCGGGCGCGCTGGTGCTGACCGCCGGCGTCGACGTGCAGGATGATCGCCTGGAATGCGACGTCTGGGGCTGGGCCGAGGGCTTTTCCTCCTGGCTGGTGGACCATGTGGTGATCCAGGGCAGCCCGCGGGACCGCGAGCCCTGGGACGATCTGGCGAAGCTGCTGGCGCGCGACTGGCCGCGGCGCGGCGGCGGCGCCATGCGCATCGCCCGGCTCTGCGTCGATACCGGCGGCCGCGACACCGCGGCCGTCTATGGACACCTGCGCCGCCTGCGGGATCCGCGGATCGCGCCCACCAAGGGCATCGATGGCTGGAACCGGGCACAGCCCGTGCAAGGCCCGACGCCGGTGGACGCGCTGGTCGATGGCCGCAAGCTGCGGCGTGGCTTGAAGCTCTGGACCGTCTCGGTATCGACCTGGAAGGCCGATCTCTATCGCCGGCTGTGGCTCGGCCGCGGCGACGCGGAGGAGTTCCCGCCCGGCTGGGTGCACCTGCCGCAGGGCATCGAGGCCGAGTGGGTGAAGCAGCTGGTTGCGGAGCAGCTGCGCACCACCAAGGATCGCCGCGGCTTCGCGCGGCAGGAATGGGCGAAGCTCAGGGAACGGAACGAAGCGCTGGACTGCGCCGTGCTCGCGCGCGCCGCCCTGTGGCTGCTCGGTGCCGACCGCTACGGCGAGCGCTTCTGGCAGCAGCTGCGGAACCAGATCGCCGATGCCCCGCTGCGGCCGAGCGAGCTTCCCGCCGCCCGGAATGTCGCTCCGCCGTCGCCGCCGCAGGCCGAACTGGCGACGCCCGCAACACCACCCGACGCCCATCGCCCGCGTGGTTGGCTCGCCCCGCGCCAGGGCTGGCTGCGCTGACACTGGAGGTCCTGATGACCGCGATCGTGCCCGTGCGCACCAGCATCGCCGCCGGCCAGGCGCTGAGCGGGCCCGTCGCCAGCGTCGGCTACGGCGTCTGCCTGCTGCTGCTGCCGGCCGCCTGGACCGACGCGCCGCTCACCCTGCAGGGCTCGCTCGATGAAGGCGAGCCCACGGCCTGGGCCGATCTCCACGACCACCTCGGCAATGAGGTGGTGCTGACGGCTGCTGCCGGCCGGGCGCTCACCCTGCCGCCGACGCTGCTGCTCGGCTGGCGCTGGCTGCGCCTGCGCTCCGGCCTTGCCGCCGCGCCGGTGAACCAGGCGGCGGAGCGCCTGCTCACCCTCGGCATCCGGCCGCTCGCATGACCGCGCTGTTCCAGCACTACCTGCCGCCGGCGCCGGCGATGCTGCCCTACGTCTCGGGGCGCTTCTACGCCTCGCAGCATGCGCGCGCGGTCGGCGGCGCCGTCGCGATGACGGCGAACCGGCTGTACTGCGTCCCCTACGTGCTGGCCCGGCCCGGGCTTTTCTCGGCCATGGCGGTGAGCGTGACGACCGGCGCGGCCGGCCTCCTGCGCATGGCGCTGGCCGCCGACAATGGCGCCGGCCGGCCGGGGACGGTGATCGAGGAGCCGGTGGCGGACGCCGACACCACCTCGACCGGCAGTGCGATCTGCCCCTTCGCGCAGCCGCGCTGGATCCCGGCTGGGGTCTGGTGGCTGCTGTTCTGCTTTTCCGGCACGCCCTCGGTGCGTGGCACCAGCACGCAGGCGTTCAGCGGCGGGAACACGCTGCTGCTCGGCTCGGCCGCGGCGGATGGCGGCGCCGGTGGCGGCACCACCGGCAGTGAGAACGGCTTCTTCGCGGCGCTGACCCATCAGGCCGGCGTGCCGATCATGCCCAGCCCGCCGAACGGGCTGTCCTATCTCGTCAACGCGGCGACGCCGCTGCCGACGCTCAGGGCCGCGTGATGGATCCGACTGTTCTCGCCTGGGCGCTGGCGCAGCCCGCCGGCAGCCGCGCGGCGACGCTGGCCGCGACCTATACCGGCGGTACCACGCGCGTGACCTTCGACGGCCGCACAGTCGAATACCGCTCGCTGGACGAACTCGGCCGCGCGCTGGCGGTGCTGCACGCGGCGGAGAACAGCGCCGCGCGTCGCCCCAGCGTCACCTTCGCCAGCTTCTCACGCGCAGTAAGCAGGTGATGGGCCGTCTCCGTGATGCATGGAATGTCCTGCGCGGCTATGCCGCGGCGCAGGACCATCGGGCCTCCGCCTGGGCGCCCTCCGGCGGCAGCGCCAATGCCGAGGTCGGCATGGCCGCGGCGACGGTCGCCCGCCGCGCCCGCGATGCCGTCCGCAACGATCCCTATGCAAGCCGTATCGTCGACCTGTGGACCGGAAACGCCGTCGGCGCCGGCATCACCACCCGCTGGCCCGACGACGCCCACGGCCGCGCCTGGCAGCGTTGGGCGGAGAGCACCGCCTGTGATGCCGAGGGGCGGCTCGATCTGTACGGTCTGCAGGCGCTGGTCATGCGGGCGGTGGTCGAAAGCGGCGAGTGCTTCGTGCGCTTCTTGATGGTGCCGCCATCGCCTGCCAATCCGATCGCCTTGCGGCTGCAGGTGCTGGAGGCGGACCACCTCGACGCCGCGCGCAACGGCATGGTGGAGGGCGCCCCGACCATCCAGGGCATCGCGCTCGGCGAGGCCGGTGCGCCGATCGGCTACTGGCTGCATCGCGTCCACCCCGGCGCGGCGTGGATCCTACTGGGGGCGACCTGGCAGAGCAGCCAGCGCATCCCGGCCTCCGAGGTGCTGCACGTCTATCGCAAGCGCCGGCCCGGCCAGCTGCGCGACGTCTCGTGGCTCGCGCCAGTGCTGCTGCGGCTGCGCGATCTCGGCGACTACGAGGCCGCGCTGCTCATGAAGGCGAAGATCGAGGCTTGCCTCGCCGCGGTGGTGACGGAGGAGGGCGACGAGGCCCTGACCGGCGCCGCCGCCGGCCTGCTGCGGGATGCGCAGGGTCGGACGGTCGAGAGCTTTGAGCCGGGGATGATCCTGTATCGCCGCGGCATGGGCTCGGTTGAGGTGGTGAACCCCTCGGGCGGAGGCAGCCATGCCGCCTTTGCTCGCCGCGCGCTGGAGGCTGCTGCCGTCGGCGCTGGGCTGACCTACGACCAGGTCTCTGGCGACCTGACCCAGGCGAACTACTCCAGCCTCCGGGCCGGTAAGATCGAGTTCCGCCGCCTCTGCGAGCAGGTCCAGTACGGGATGCTGATCCCCATGCTGGTGCGACCGATCGCCGAGCGCTTCCATCAGCAGGGAGCGCTGCTCGGGCTGTGGGCGGCGGAGATGCCGGACGGCGTCAGCCACGTCCCGCCGGCGCACGAGATGATCGACCCGCTGAAGGACACCACGGCGCTGATCGCCCAGGTGCGCGCGGGCTTCGTGCCGCAGCCCGAGGCCGCCGGCGCCTTCGGCTACGACTTCCGCGCCGCGGTGGAGATGATCCGCGAGGCCAACGCGCTGCTCGACGAGGCCGGCATCTCCCTCGACACCGATCCGCGCCGCGTCGCGAAGTCGGGTAGCGCACAGGACGCCGCGCAGATG